TACATTGGGTTTTGGCTGAATTATAAGCATCTACAGCTTTTTGAATAACACCAGATGCTATACTTGCGTCTGATGGTATATTAGCTAAAAGTGTATTAATTGACTGTATTAACAAAAACAATCTTTGAGCTTCCATTAAAGTTTTATCACATTGAGGTTCTCCACAGTTACACTCTGTTAATTCTAAAGTTTTATCTGCTAAGCAACAATCTAAAAAACAAGAACTTAATGCTCCTGCATTTACAATTTGTCCTTCAAAATCTTTAATAAATGCTGTTATAACACCTGGATCTTCTCCAATTACTTCTGGAATGCTGTATACAAAATTTTGTGGAATAGGTATTTCTCCGTCCGCAGACAATAGAATACTTATACTATATGTTGCAACTACTGAGCCGTTATTAGAAATAACTAATGTTGCTGGTCCTGGATTACTACCGCTGTATTGCCCTTGTAAAAATCTACAGTCATCTGTTGTAGACATACTTAAATTCACCATATTATTAAATGTGTGTTAAATAGATATAGGGGACCCGTAGGCCCCCTTATCTAATATTGATAATTGATTATTACGCTCCTAAACTAGAACATATATAATACTCAATAATTACTTCAATAACTCCTGCTGTTAAAGCTGCTGTTGCAACTGTAATAGTAGGACGCCCAGCTGAAGTAGTTTTATCTGCTACTACAGTGTGGGTCACATCTTCATCATCAAATACTCCATCATTAAATGCAGTAGCTGCTACTAAAGCAGCTCCACCAACACCAATAGCTACAGTAGCTGAACCACCACTAGTCATTGCTGTTGTTACATATGTAATACAGTCTGTAATAATTGCATTTTCTGGAATAGTTATATCTGCATCTGCAGGTGTAATAACTCCAGCTCCATTTCCTGCCAAACCTTGGTTTGAAGCAGAATGAGAACCTCCATCTACTGCAAAGTCATAGATAAATTTGCATGTTTGTTTTATAGGTCTATTTGCCATTTTATTATATTTTTAAAAAGTTAATATTATAAATTTACATTCCCAAACCCAGCACTTGCCAAGTAACCATTTAAAGGTTGCTCCAAGTTATTGGTGTCAGATGCATCTGTATTATCAAATGCAATATAAATTTCCATTAAATTATCTACTCCTTTTATTTGTGGAGAAGTACTTCCATCTTTTGTTGCTACAATAGTATACATGTCATAAGTAGCTGCAACATCTGTTTTATTAGCTGGAGTGTTAGGAAGTTTAAGTCTGTTGTAGTATCCATAAGTAGATCCCATTAAAGAATCTTCTAATTTCTTTACATCATAACCATCACCTGTTCCCATTACAGGATCTACTACATCACTTGCTGCAGTATAAACTGTAGTTCCAATAGCTTCAACTTCAGTTACTATTAAATCAAATACAACAGAACCTTCGTCCCATATAGCACCACTTTGTGCAACATCACCATTTTTAGCACCAGTAAATGTAATTACTGCACCACCACCATCAGTAGCAGTTGATGCTAACCAGTCTGGTAAAATAGCTGCTTCATAAGCAGTTTTCATAGTACCTGGTTGATCATTTTGTACTGCACCAGAAGCAATATCTACCATTACAGTAAAAAATTCTTGTGGTTGTCTATCTTTTCTGATAAATTTCAACTCAAGTTGCCCTGTAGATGAAGCGTTACCACCAGATAATGTAACTGTTGCTGTAGAAGCTACGGGAGCATTATAAGATTTACCATCCCATACCATCACATTTCTTCCTGCAATCCATGGAGATACAATGTTCTCTGCTGCTGTTCCTTGTACAACTCTAATTTCTGGGGCATCTGCAATAGTGTCCCCTGGAGCTAATGATGTCACTTCACCATTAGAATCCTTTTTTTGTATGTCTATCGCACCATTTGCAAGTAACCCATTTGAATAGGATACGTCTACAGTTGCGTGCGGACTAACGAATAATTGTCTCATGTCAAATTATTTTAAATTATTACTAAATATTTATTTATTCCATGCTTTGCACTTCACCTGCGTGAGTTGCATATCTTGGATCGGAAATAGCTTCCAAGATACTCGCTACTGCAAGTCTTACAATTTCTTCATGAGTATGATCTGGAAGATCACAACTCAATCCCGTTTGTAAATTAACTACAGCAGGTTGTCTTATATATGTTAATCTGATTTTATCTGTTATAAATATATCATCAGTGTAAACATCTATGTGGTTTCCTCTCATTACAGTGAGGGGAGAACTGTATTTTGTTTTATTAAAAGGATCCCCAATCATTGAATGTATATCATCATGTTGTACCATTCTACAAGAGTATTTCTCTTTTAAATACGATCCCCAAGTATTACTTGTTGGGATTCGTTTTTGGTTTAATACATCACCCTTAAATAATAAAGGTGTTTGTACTGTTATAAAATTATCGCTGTTAAATCCAGCTAAATAAGTTATGTCTCCTAAAGATCCATCAAAATTTAACCATGGATAAGCTTCAATATCTACAACAGCTATAAAACTGTTTGGGTAACTTATTTGTGACCCACCTATTGGCCAGTTTTCCCAAAATATTTCTCCAAGTTGCCATTCATCTAAAATACACTGTACTAGGCCTGAAGATAAATTTTGATTATTAGGTTGTTCATTAAATCCTGTTCCAGTGCTTGGAAAAACAGTTGGTTCATTCTCTGCTGTCCAATCTGATGTGCCCCATTCCCAAGCTGGTTCCATAACACTTGTTGTTGGATCGGATACATCAGCAAACATTTGTATCTGACTTATCCACTCTGTACTATCATTAAATTGATTCTGTCCTACAAAATCATTTAAACTAAATATAAAATAATATACAGGATCTTGATCTGTTATATTATATCCTATTGGTGTACATGTAGGTAATCTTTTAATTTCCGTATTAATATTAATTAAATACATGTAATCACTAGGTAAAAACACAGTATCTGTAAACAAAGCACCACCTGGGTGACTTGCTGTTTGTAACTGTTCTTTAAAAGAAGTCTCAAGAATTGTTTCTCTTACTAAAGTTCTTAGATCATCTCTTCGTTTTTGAGACTCTTCAAATCCTTTAAAATACTTATTACCTTTTTGGAAACGCGTTGTAACAAATTTTTGGATAGCCTTATTAAGTTCTCTATCTAATTCACTTGTTAAAATTGTGTCAGCAACTTGGGCGTGAATTTTGTCCACGCCCTGCATTACTGATAAGTGCATTTCTTGTATATTCATTTATGCTACTAATTCTTTAAGTTTTGCTCTTAATATTGTTAATTTACTAGAATTCTTTTTATCTTTTAAATGTAATATAGCATTCTCTAAAGTATCTCCTAATATTTCATCTATAAAGACAATTTGATTTCCAATTTTTCTTAATATTCCAGCTGAAACCATTTCTTCAATCTCTGCTTTCATACTAAGTTGTTTGTCTGTAGCAATTTTCAAAAATTTCTTTGGTTGTTTTTCTTTAACATCATACAACATATTTTCTATTTGCTCTCTTGACATGGTATCTGGATTAATCTCTGATACTAATCTTAATACCCATTTCATTGCTTTTGCATCCGAAGATAGTTTTATAAACTCTTTATCTGCATCCTTTTTAAATTGGACTTGGATATTCTTTTTTAAATCGTCTTTAGATGTATCTTGAATATAAAATCTTTTTTTGTAATCTTTGTCCATTTCCTCTTTACTTAAAGCGGTGTGTGGATGTCTAAGTGCAAAATTATATTTTATAAAATCCATTATTTGTATTGGATTTCCATTTTCATCTTTACCAATTTCGAGTTCAACTCCTTCAAATCCAACTGGTATTGTCATATCTGCCCAAAATGTTTTTGCAAACTTTGGCCATTCATGGTTAGCTGGATCAACATCTAATATTCCATTTAGATATTTTTTTTCATCTTCATAATCAAATCCTTTTAAAGGTTGTCTGTTTACAAAAACACTACTAAGTTTCATTACTGCCTCAGCTCGCAGTTCTTGAGGTAGAAAAGAATCTACATCTTTTCTCCTAAGAAAAATTTTTTTACTTGCCATAATTTCAGTTCTTTTTTAATTATTATTAATAGAGAGAAAGAATAATCCCTCTATGCGAAAGCTTTTAGCGGTTGCAGGGGATTAACCCTACAACCTAACTAAAAACCAATTTATATAGACTTCACGATGCAACGTGAATATAACATAAGTATCCTTATGTTACTCTAGGACGCTGTACACGTAATATCTAGAGAAGTATCAAATCTTTTCAAAATGATACCAGCTGTTTTTAACATGTGAACAGAAGCACCATCTACATCAGATGCTCTTGCACTTCCTCCGTCAAAACCTCTAGGCACTACACTACCAGCAACACACCATCTCATCATTTCTCTTCCTTTTTTAGAAAGCATTTGAAGGTTTGCTTGACCGTCATAATTAGACTGATCAACAAATACCATTCTGTATGATTCAAGTGAGTAACCAGTTACAGGGTGTTTACCAGCTGCTTGAGCAACAGGACCATGATCAAATAAAGGTAGTTTAACTACATTTACTGAATGTCCGTCTACGTGCTCGTAAGAAGTAAAGTACCCAGAAAGTCCTAATGATCTACCTGAACCAGTGATGAACCTATTCTCTCCACCAACTTTCCAAGAGCCTGCAGCTGTTGTAAAGTGATTTTTAAGAGCTTCATCAAATTCACGCATACCACCAGTACCCGTATAAAGCGTTACTTGTTTTTTGTTAGCATCAGTCATACCATAGAATAAATCACCAATAATGTTTTTGATTTTAGTCTCTGTCATTGTAGAGTAAGAATCTTTATTAACGATTTGTTCAAGTAATCCTGGACCAACAATTACTGGCTGACCATTTTCATCTTTCATGAAAGTGTGTCCGTCAGAATTATATGTTTTTTGTCCGTACCAGTAGAACATCTCACACTCTTCTTTAAAGTTAAGCATGTGTTGATATTCTTCATAATCCATCCATAATTTTGTAGTCGCTCCTCCTTTAGTAGGTAATCCAAACTCAACTACATAGTCTCGCGCGTGACCAGACATGTGATAAGATTTTCTTACTGTACCAATTTTGTTACGAACTAAAGCTGGAGTTTCCCAGTTTGAAGCGTTTCCTCTTGAGAAATCAACTCCTACTGGTGCATACAATTGAGCCCAAAGATCACCTGCAGTAAATCCTGAAGATAATGTTGCACTTGTAGATGGGTTAACCAATTGTAATGTATATTTCCAATTTCCTGTTCCTGCTGCTGCTTCTGGTTCTTTCATAATACGTGCTAATTCTCCTGCGGAGTTTACTAATACGTAAGGAAATACAAACCATTTGTCAGGAAATTCTAATGTAAAGGTCCCTCCTGCTTGACCTAAGTTTCCACCACTATTTGTCGTTGCTACTGGTCGTGTCTTTCTCTTGTGAGTAGATACACGATATTCATATTCCAATCTATCCATTGACTTAACGTTTCCAACCCCTTCCGTCAAGAATGATAGTGGGAATCTTTTATCGTCTTTACCAGCCAAATGTGTGATAATCGGAGATAATTCAGTAGGCTTTGACATAAGGGCGTTCGCTAGACTGTTCATATCAGTCATTTGAGAATCATTATAAAACGTTTTTACAACGCTAATGTTCTTACCTTGTTGTGACATTGCCATAATTTATTATTTTTTTAAAAGTTAATAGGTTAAAACAAATCTAAATTTAAATCATCAATATCTACATCTGAATACTTTGGTGTTCTTTTGGCAGATTTACTGCTTTTAACACGTTCCTTGCTACTTACTATTTTATCTTTTAAAGTACGCGTACTTTTTGTTCTAGCTTTTATGTCTATCATCTTTTCTAGATTAAAACCTTTAAACATTAAATAGTCAATTGCAAGTTTAGTATCCATATCAGATTCTGTATGGTCTAAATCTCTTTGCGTGTAACCTTCTTTGGTTACAGGTTTAGAAAGATAATCAAAAAATTTATTTTTTTCTCTTTCTGGGACCGCAAGCCCTTTAAAACTTTGTGATGTATCTATGGTTTCATAAACACCATCCCAAAACTTTTTTTGTTCTTCTTTAGCTTTTATCTGCTCTTGCTTTTGTTGTTCAATAGCATTTTTTCGATAAGTAGCTTGAGAACTAACTAATGCTTTTTGTGCATTAACTGCTTTATTATAAAGTTTACCATTGTCTTCATAATCTTCTAACAACTCATTAATAAACTCACTATCATGACCTTTAGTTTTAAAATATTCTGCTAAAAAATATTTTTGAACCTGTGTGTCATCTTGAGACATCTTAACTCTAGAGTAATCTGATCTAGGATCATGCATACCCATAAAATCTTGACTTTTACCTCCTGACATTACGTATTCCATGTGATCTTTAACTAATGGAAACTGTTCAAATAATTTATCTAGATTTTCATCTGCCATTTGAACACCAATGTCTTTTGTTAATTCTACTAAACCTTCAGTAGTATCATCATATTTTTCATCAACGTCATATCCAAGTTTTGCTAAGACTGCTCCTACAATTGTATCATCTTCTACTCTTTCTGCCTCAACTTCATCAGTCTCTTTTGAAACTTCTGTCTTTTTTGTCTTTTTAGAAACTGGTCTCTCAACCTCTTCATCCTCTTCTTCTTGTTCTTTTTCTTCTTGTTTAGAAGCAGCGTCATCATCAAGATTAGCTTCTGCCAAAATTTGATCGCTCTTTTCTTCACCTTCTTCTAGTTTAGGTTCAACTTCTATAGGTTCTGCAGTTTCAACTGCGTCTTCAATACCTTCTCCTAACATATCGTCAAAAGAAATATCATCTATGTTTATTTTTTTATCATCTGTACTCATTGGTTGTCTGTTTTTAGTATTACAAAAATACTTATTATTAATTGGTTTTTATTATCAAAAATGTATTTAGAGTGCCTCTTTAATATATAACACTTATTTTTTATTAAAAGATTTCATCTTTTCTAAATCCCATTTATACCCACCTTCTTTTTTAAGATAGTCTTTAAGATAGTTGTCAGCATAGTTATTATCTAACTTATATCCACCATCTTTATACTGCCCAGGATTTTCTAATGTTGTTTCTACTCTTTCACCTGTAGGCATGTTTCCTGCTGTTTCTGATCCATAACTTTGTACTAATTGTTGTGACGGAGCAGCATTTTCCTGTTCTATTGTATTTTGATTATTTAACATTGGGGGCATTGCATCTGGCCCCATTTCTACAGCTGCAGGTGATGATTGTGGTGCATTTTCAGGTTGTATTTCTGGCATGCTTAAATTAGGATCTTGTTCTGGGTTTGGATCATTAGCTATAAATAACTCTGTAAAAGATCCTTTGTACCCTTCACTATAAGCTTGTTTCATAAGCTGTATTTTTTCTTTACTAGTTAGAGGCATCTTTTTTAGTTTTTTGAGTTAATGCTTTTTCTTTTAATTTTAAATCTTTATCTTTTCTTTGCCCATCTGCTCTTGCTCCACCCATTTTCATTTCCTGCTCAGATTTAATTAATTGTTCTTTTGCTGTATTAGATCTTATTTTTTCTTCGTTAGCTCTTTGTTTAATAGAAAGATCTTTTTCTTTAAAAGATGCGTTTCTCATTTCTTTATCTAAATTAAATTGGTCAGACATTATTTTAGCTTCTGCTGCAATTTTTGCAACTTGAATCTTAACGTTTCTATCTGCTTCTTTATTCATGTTTTCATTTTCTAACTCTTGAGCTTTTAATTGTGCATCTTGTTGTGCTTGTTGAGCCTGTGATTCTTGCTGAGCTTGAGCTAATTGTTGTTGAGCTTTTTCTGCATCTCTAATTTTATGTTTTATTTCTGTAAAGCTATCTGCATCTACCATTTCAGCAATAGTAGAAGCTGGCACCCCGTTTTGTACCATTGATTGTGACAATTGTTTAAGTGTATCTAATTTATCTTGATCTTTACCAGAATCAGAAACAAATATTCCATACTCAGCTTCTAAATGATCCATAGCATCTACATCAAAAAATTCTGTAGTACCATCTGACATTACATACATTCCTTTTTTACCTGCAATCCAAGCTTCTTTAGAATAATCTAATAATGCTTGCATATCTCTTTGTTCTAATCTAGCAAATTTTCTAAATAGATCTTCTGTAATATGTGATGATTGTACAATAGCTTGTTGCGAAGTTGCTTTACCTTCATACGCACCTACCTGTCCTTGTCTTTGTCTATTTACACCAGATACTTTTTCCCATTCTAACATTATAGATTCTAGTAATTGTATATATTGTGCAATAGTTTTAATAGACATATCAAGCACAGATTGATGTTGTGGAGATAATTGTATTCCTTCTTTATTGTAATCTACCCACGCAATACCTGTACCTTCTACATAATACATAAACTTATCTAAGTCCCATTTCTTTGGAATCATGTTAATATCAAATTGTGCAATAATATCTTTTGATTTTGCAATTGATAATTCTAGTCTGTATTTGTAGATGTTATAATTTAATTGATATGGAATACCTAGTGATACTAAAGAAATATTTTTAGCATTAAGATCAGAATACTTTCTACCATTTATTGGGAGCTTACATTTAGATGGGTTATCCATTGATGTTCTTTGATTTTCTACAGGTTGCATATTTACATACAATCTACCATCAATTCTAGTTCCTTCCCAAACTTCATTTACCCATTCATACTCTACTTTAGATCCTGTATCTTTCATTTCTTTAGGCATTCTGTAAGTTTCATCAACTTGCATTTCTTCTAAAGTCCCAGTTTCTGGATCAATGTAACTTAAAAATCCTATTCTTTTTCTACTCTTCCAATATACAGATACAACTTCAATTAATCTTTCTCTGTACATTTCTCTATCATCTGCTCTTGAACTAACTGTTAAGTATGAATCCATACTTGCATTTTCAGGTTCTTCTAAAGATAATATTTCTTCGTCATTTAAATAATCTCTGTAATAATCTATTATTGTAGATGCGTGTACATATTTTCTAACTAAAGCCCAATCCCCATCTTCTACAAAATCAAGATCTGGATCTTTATCATAATCTATATCTAAAGGATTTAATATATCATAAAATGGTTCATTATTACGAACCCCTCTCCAAGTATATACTTCTCCAGATATTAAATAATGAAACCAAGCTTTTTGAAACTTATCATAAATTTCTTGGTCTTGCATTATAAAATTTAAAGATTGTTGTCCTTTTAAAGCCCTGTTATCTACATACGTTTTGTCAAACATAGCTGCAATTTCAGCTGGAGCTTGTACTTCTTCGCTAGGAGATCCTGTTTCAATTCCTTGTTCATTTAATACATTGACAAATTGTTGTTGTAGATTTTTTACAATTAATTCTTGCTTTGCTTTTTCTTTTTGAGTAACAGCATCAGCATTTTGTACGGTAACGGTGTAATTAAGGGGTCTTTTAGACTTTTCACCTAAAAGCAGATCGATTATAGGCTTAATAATAGGATAGTTACGCATTTTAGAGGGGAAATTATCCCTAGTTTTACCGTAGGGTTTTAACACGTATCTGTAATCTGCATCATCAATTACACCGTTGTAATAGTCATATAGGCTCTTTAGCCAGTCACGCCTTTCGCTATAACCAGCTGTGGAAAGATCTATGTATGCCTCTACGCATGCTTCTCTCCATTTTTTATCTTTCTTTTTTATAGATAATTTTTGTTGTGGAATCTTATTAGAACCTAAATACATATACTATACTATTAACCTATCCACAAAAATAAGTAAAATTAAACACTTTTTCTATATCTATAAACATTTTTTAGTTTTCTTTATAATATAACACTAATAACGATTGTTATCAAACCATTCTGCAGATGCATTGTCTTCTAATATTTCTTTAACCTCAGAATTATACATTTCTCTAGTGTGGTACATCCCAACCATTAACGACATAGCACGGTCAAAATTACCTTTATGATTAAATTTAATTAGCTCTTGTAATAATGCTAAATCATATATTTTATGCATGTTTAATACTTGTGTCCCATCTTCATTTGTAGATCTAATGGTATTTAACCAATCTCTTATGTATATTTCACCTTGTCTTTTTCTAGCCTCTGTCATATGCATCCCATATTGACGTTTTACTTTTTTAGATCTTAAGTCTTTTTTATCTAACATCTCAAACTCTTCCTGTAGTCTATGTAGCTTTCTATGTCTACGTGCATATGCAATTACTTCACCACGATCATTCTCAAATCCTATTTTAGCATTATAATAATCTGCTAACATAAATAAATTTTTATTAAACTCGTCTTGTGAATGTGGACGTGCTACATAACTAGCAACTATCATATCATCTGGGGATGATATATTATTTACACGCTTTATAACATATGCAGATCCTAAAGAAGATGAATCTGCAGATTGAGATTGAGCATAAGGGTCATGACAAATAATATACATGTTTACAGGAACCTGTTGATCTATTGTTTTGTATGGGGGTTCATATATAGTTACA